AACCAGCACCGTAGAGTGATCCTCAGACCGTGCCGAATGTTGCATCAGATGCAATTCCGCGCATTTGTATCCGCCTTTGAGTATCAGGCTGATGAACCACCACGGGTGGTCGTGCAGTGCACGGTCGTCGTCGCTGCGTAGGAACTTGTGGAGGTAGACATTCACCACCTTGTTGCGTGGAATGACATACCAGCGCAACAGATATGGGCTGTCCTTCCCACCAATGATCTGATGGGGCTCGCGGCGCAACCACTTGCGTAGCCAGCCGTGGTTACTCGGTCCGGTGTTCATCACTCACCCCTTCTGAATTTCGTATGGCACTTCTCGCACCGCGGTCGACCGGCGCTGTGCGGCTCGGTCTTGCAGTCCACGCACAGACCGGCCTGGTATGCCTTGGTGCTCTCGGGGGTGCGGCTCATGACGCACTCGCCTTCGAGCCGAGTTCGATCATCAGCCAGGTATGGGCGAGCTGGATCTCGCTGCTAGTCATCGGGCGTGCCCAGCGCGGGTTGAGCATTGCCGCTATGGAATTCATGCCCAGTTCGCAGTCGTGGCACACGCAATCTCGGTGGTTGCGCACGACGCAGTAGCGCCCGCACCTGTCGCAAAACGCGTGCTTCATGCGCCCGCCTCCAGCCCGAATAACCCTTGCTGCATTGGCTTTTGGAGCCGCGACACGATCAGCGGCAAGTAGTCGGCCTCGCGTTCGATCGCAATGCACTGGCGGTCCTCCAGAACGCATGCCTCGGCGGTCGTGCCGCTGCCGGCGAACGGTTCCAGCACCACCGCGCCCACTGGGGCCACCAGCCGCACCAGCCAGCGCATCAGGTCGAGCGGCTTGACGGTCGGGTGCTGCACACCGTCGGCGTTGGGCCGCTCCGAGGTGGGCGCCTTGGCTTCGTAGCGGAACACGGGGAAGAAACGGGAAGCTCCACCCTCGTCGGCATACTCGGCGCCCGTAGCGGTCATTCCCCATCCCGCGCCGGATGCGGCGCCTCTCGGCTTGCCTACGCGGCTGGTGGACGTGCCGCTCTGTCGGTCGAGTACTTCGGCCTGATGCTCATCGAGGACGACGTTGGTTGGCCAACGGCCCAATTCTTCGGATCTGGCCACCGATGCACGACTTCGCTCGGCGTTCGCCGCCACCATGTCGGGGTCGTCCATCCAGGGCCGGTGCCAGCCGTCTTTCATCCGCTGGCCGCGCGTAGTTGAGCCGCCGCCGAGTTTGTCCCCGGTGGGTATCCGACAGGCATCGATGTTCAGCGCCCCGGTGCCGTGCTCGAGCACGTTCGCGGCCACGGTGCCCGCCAAAGGTTTCCGCGCAACGACGATGGGCTCGAATGACGGCTTGAGTGCGGTACCCCAGCCCTGCCATTGCTTGGCGGCGACGGTCGCCGGGGCCGTGAGAGGCAGCTCGCTATCGGTACCAAGCAGGCCGCTCATCGAACCCGACACCGCCGAGCCACCACCGTGCCGATGATGAGTGCCGACCACCTCACGCTCGGCACCCGCCGCCTTGTCGATAGCCTTGGACACGTCCAACGACTTCGGGAACCCTGAGCCGTACAGCCATGCGATGCTGTCGCGAATCTCGAAACCCGCGTCCTCGATTCCGGCCGCGAGCCGATGCCAGGTGCGCGAGCCACCGAACGCGAGTAGGTGCCCGCCGGGCTTGAGGATGCGCAGGCACTCGGTGGCCCATGCCGTGCACCAGCGCTGAAAGTTGAGCATTGCCGCCGGCGAGAGGTCGTAGCGGCCGGCCTCCATGGCACCGCTGTTGCTGTCACGGTTCGGGCGCTCGCGGCGGGTGACGGCCGGTGTCCCGTTCTTGCGTTGTGACCCGAATTCGCCGGGTTGGTCCCAGGCCTTGCCCATGAACGCGATGCCGTACGGCGGGTCCGTGATCACCGCGTCGACGCTGTTGTCGGGGAACATCCGCGCCGAGCGGTACCCCAGATTCCAGTCGTATCCGTAGTCGTCGGCGCGCAGCATGTCGAGGCAATCGCCGTGGTGCAGGGTGACCTGCTCGTCTTGGTAGTAGGGCGTGATCATGCGCTGACTCCGAACAGCTCCAGCTGTCCGACCGGCTCGTCCTCGGCGGTGAACCCGAGTGCGCGGTCGAGCAAGTCGTCGGTCCAGTCCTGGCAGCGCCAGAACTCGGCCTTGGCGTCGGCTTCCTGCTGCCCGGTTGGCGGGCAAATGCGATCCCCCATGTACGCGTACCCGCACGGTTCGCTCCCGCAGTGGCAGAACTGGTGGCGACGTAGGTTATTGCGCTGTGCGGCGGTGGCGCACTCGCGCATCTCGGCGACAAGATCGACCGGCAGGGAGCGCGCGTACTTGTTCAGCTGCGCAGTGGTCACGGTGACGACGGGGACGCCCCTCGATACGATCTTGCCCTGCCCGCACTCAAATCCCTTGAGGTGAGACGGATATCCGTCGGTAGGCAGGCGGGTGCCGCCGTAGCAGGATTGCATCAAACGGGTGACACCTGCGGGACCGATGAGGCAGTCGCGCATTTCCCACCCGCCGACCATCCGCAATAGCCAGCGTTGATCTTCGGTGAGCATCATGCAGGTGCCTTGGCTTTCTCACGTTCCTCGCGGGCCAGCTCATACAGCAGCGCAGATGGCTGGAAACCGTTGCGCCGGAGCTGTTCCGACATGGAGTTATAGGTGATGCCCATTTCGCGCGCAGCCGCATGGTCGGGTACGCCGATGTACACGTATTCGGACCATTTGAGTACGAACGGTTTTCCGGTCTCGGGAGGTAGTTCGGGGTCCATCCACATCACGTAGTCGCGGGTGGATGGGGCACAGGTTTGTTGGCCGCGAAGGATCTGGCGCAGAGTAGTGACGAGCTTTCCCGGGTGGCCGTTGGCGGCCGCGATGGCGTTGATGGTCCAGCCGATCGCCTGTAGCTTCTGCAGGTGCTCGCGCACGGGGGTGGCGTCGATGTAGCGACGGGAGATGGACGGGGCGGTCATAGGGTCACATCCGCGTAGAAGTCGCGCAGCTTCACGAATGCTTTGGCGGTGGCCTCGGCATCGCCGAGTGCCGAATGTGGGCAACGGTTCTCGATCTTGAGGGCGGCGAGCACGTCGGCCAGTCCCGGCAGCTCGGACGGGTCGCGCCCGAGAGCCGGGGCAGCATAGGCGGCGAGGTCGGCCAGGCGATAGTGCCAGTGCGTGCCAACCTTGCGTGCGACCATGGCTGCGTCGAATGTCGGGTTCGATCCGGCAAAGGTGTTGCCGCTCAGGATGTCGGCGAGGTCGCTCCACGCTGTGATGGTGTCGTCGGGATTGAGCATTGCGTCATACACACCGCGTTCGAAATAGCGGTTGATGGCGAAGGCCTGGGGCTCGATCGAGACCCTGGACAGGTCGACGTACGGCACGAATTCGAGTGTTTCTCCGGTGTCGACGTTGATGGCCGCAACCTCGATCGGCGCGCACTGCGGGCCGAGGCCGGTTGTTTCCAGGTCTACGACGATGAGGTTGCGGGACATCAGGTCTCCTCTACTTGGTGGGGATGGTGGGCATGACGGGGGTGGGCCAGCACAGCAGCGCCAGGCCCTTCTCACGGGCGATGTCCAGGCACTTGGAGACCAGGACGTTGGGGTCATGTGAGACCGAGCCCGCCAGCTCGCCGTTGGCCTTGGCCTGCTCCACGGCCGTTTTCTTGGCCTGCTCGGCCACAGCCGTCGCGGCGCGTTCCTGGTTGAGCTGGTTGATCTTCTGCTCGGTGCCGTCGTCGTAGTCGATGGTCGGCACTGCCACGTCCAAGATTTCGACTTGATCGCCGACCTTGGCGGCCAGGATCACCTTCGCCTTCTCCGAGAGTTCGGGCAGCGGCGAGCGGTCGAGGTTCTGCGGCGCCAACGGATCGAATGAGGCGAACACCTCATTGAGCGCGACTTGCAGATTCCGGGTGACCAGGTTGGACCGCACGTTGTCGAACGTCTTGTACTGCACGAACAGATCGGGCGTGGCGTCCGGCTTGATCTGCCAGCGCACCGAGACATCGGCGTCCGCGGTGGAGCTGTTGCCCAGTCGTACCTTGATTCGGCGATCGCCTGTGTGCTGGTCGATCTGCACGGCGCCATCCATCTCGGTGACCTCCGTCCATGGCGCCTTGAGGTGCAGACCGTTGGTCAGCGTGGTGCCGGTCGGTCGGCTGAACGTCGTCTCGATGCCGATCTGGCGAGTGCCGACCACGGTGGTCGAGGCGAACACCAGGAAAACCAGCGCGAACAGGAACACCACACCCGCGCCGCCGAAACAGATTCGTTTGTCGTTGCCGCGCTGCATGAACAGCCCGACAATCACCGCGATCACGGCGATGACGACCAAGATCAGGAAGAACCACATGGATACTGGCATCGTTGGTCCCCTTACTTGCCGAGGTTGGCGGCGTAGACGGGCACCCCGAGTGCTTCGGACAGCTCGCCGGTCTTCTGCGTCCAGGCATCGCGCACCAAGTGCTCATACGGCTTGGGGAACAACCCCAGGAACAGCTGCCCCTGACTCACGCGCAGGCGCAGCCAGCACGTCACCTCGATCAGCGGGTAGTCCTCGAACGGCCGCGCAGCGAGCGTGATCTCTCGCGGTACTTCAAGTGGCCGGGTGGCGGTGCCCGCCGATGCGGTGACTTCCTCGCTGTAGGTGAGGTGCTGACTTCCGGTGTCGCGCTTGATCTGAGACTTGAATGACCCATTGCTGGATGACTGGATGCTGTCGACGATTTCAACGACCTCGGCGGCCGGATGGCTGGTGATCAGGTGTCCGGCCTGCTCGATTAAATCGCCAAACTTCTCCTGGCCGTGGTACTCGCCGTCAGCGGCCTTAAATAGGGTCGCCCAGTCCGGGTCCGCGACGAACTGAAGAGTGAGCACGTCATTTCGACGTGTGTAGTCGGCCGTCGCGTCCGTCCCGAGTTCGTTGTAGATCACGCTGACCTGGCCCTTGTCGCGGTTCCCCCAGACGGTCGAGAGGCCTTGGAGTAGTGGCCGGCGCGTGACCTCGGCAAGGAATGAGGCCGTGTCGGTGACGGTTCGGCGCTCAGGTGCGCGCGGTGGGAACGCGGCGGGCACCTTGCCCCGTACGTCGACAACCTCGGTCTGAAGGCCGTTCTCGCCGTTGGCGGTGACGAGGTACAGCGGGGTGTCGGCGTCGGGCTCGTCGATCAGATCGGCGTCGTGCTTGGGTAGTGCAATGGTGTTGTCGGACATGGGTGTTACTCCTTCGGGTGGGTTGGGTTACCTGAGGCCGTAGTGCATGCTGGCGTTGTCGCGGGATAGGCCGCCCTCGCCGTCGGCGAAGAAGATCGTTCCGGCCGGATCCTTGGCGGGGTTGCTGGTGACATCGGGTACGAGGCTGACTGCGCCGGACTCCAGCGGCTCGACCTTGATCTTGATCGTGACGGTTCCGGTCTTCTTGCCGGTGGCCATCGCGGCCTCGACGCATTCATGCAGAGCCTTGGTTGCTTCGAGCTGAGTGCGGCCCTTGTTGAGCTGAGTGAATACGACGATGAACTCGGTGATGTCGCCGGGTGCGAGTTCGGTGCCTTCCTCTTTCTTCTCGGTGTCGTTGTCGGACATGGTTATTCATTCCCTTCTGTTGTGGTGGGTTGGTTCAGAACGTCGGTCACTACCTCAGCCTCGGCTTCGGATAGGTCGTTGATATCGGCGATTTCGCGGCCGACGACAGTGGCCAGATAGGTGAGCGTCTTGACGGTGGCCGCATCGCCGCGCAGGGAATAGCCCGCGTTGCCGAGCAGCCCGCGGATGGTGCCGATGGTCTTTTTGGTGGCCAGGAACTCGCCGCGCGAGTTGTATTCAGCGGGGTTGGCCTCGGGTGCTTCCTCGACCTTCTCCGGGCTTGGTGCCTGCTCGGGAGCTGGTGCCGCTTCGGTTTTCGGTTTGTCCGGGGCCTTGGCCTTGATCTCGTCGGTTGTCACCCCTGCGACCGGCGGGAACATCTCGGCTTTGTCGTAGCCATCGCGGGTGATCGAGGTGTAGGTGATGCCCATCTGTGCGACATCGCCCGCATCCCAGGCGCCGCGCTTCTTGCCGATCTTGGTCTCCAATTGCGCCTGGGAGACGCCGATGGCACGGAATCCGGCGATCATGTCCTCGATGCGCTTGGGCAAGGGCACGCCCTCACCGTTCTCCAGCGTGGCCTTGCAGATGTCCTGTGCCGCTTCGGTGAACCACTTCGGCAAGATGGCGTTGATGCACTCACGGACAGCGCGAGCGCCCGCATTGTTGTTGTTGTTCGTGATGTCACCAAGGTCGGTGAGTTCTTGGCGGCGCCCCTTTGACATGCGGGCATGGGGAACGATGAAGGTGCGCGTAGAGCGGGTGTTGGTCTGCACATCCCACGCCCACGCCTGAACCTCGGATTCGCCTCGGGAGTCGTCGCGGTGCAGCTCGTTGACGCCGTACTGCACGTTGCCCCAGACTCGCGCGAGTTCGCGCATGAGGTGCACCGATGCGCCGTTGCCTCGGTTCGGCACTTGGTAGAAGGCCTGTTTCGCCATCGCGGATCGATTGCACGTATCGCGCATCTCCGCTTCGGCGCGCTGCATGTCGCGCGGGATCTGCTGGGCCACGATGACGGCGGATTGGACCTCGGCGACGGCGCGGGACTGTTCGACTGAGGTGGCTTGGCTGACTGCTGTGCGCGGTGCGGGTGAGATGGGCTGGTAGGGGGTGACGGTCACTGATCGAGTTCTCCTTCTTGCTGGTAGGTGGCGTAACTGGGGAGCGATACCGAGTGCACGTGGTCGCCGTAGCCGGGCCAGTGGTCATCGGCGACGCATTGGGCGTACAGGTCGATGGCCTTGCGGTTGCGGCGCCGGCCGAGGTCGATGTCTTCGGGCTTGAGCTCGACCACGGTGATCGGGTAGGGCGCCGTCTTGGACTGCACGACGAACAGGAACGCGGCGTCGTCGGCGATCTCGCACGCGGCCAGGCCGTCCAGATACCACGGCGCCTGCTGGTGGTAGCCGTATTCGGCTGCGGCCTTGGCGAAGTGGCCCGGGTAGGCGCTGGAACTGGTCTTGTAGTCCACGACGATCAGCCGTCCCCGGCCTGGGTTGGGCAGCCAGTCGGGCCGGAACCGCAGGCGCACGCCCGTCTCCCGGTCGTGCCAATACCCGGACAGCTCCGGTGTCCCGTCGGCTAGTAGCGGCCCGGCGAGCGGGTGCTCGTGCACCCTGGCTGCCATCGCTTTGGCCTTGGCCACCTCGGCGATGTGCATCGGGATCTGACCGGCCTTGCGCGCTTCCTCGGCCGCTGCCTGCCACATCGCGGTGGCGGTGGGCGACTTGGCGGGGGAGCCATCCTTGTTCAGCCCGTGAACGGCCGGATCTAGCTCGCAGATATCGGCGCCTTCGCCCAGCACGAACTTGTGGGCAACGTGCCCGAAGTCGTATTGCGGCTCGGGTTCTGGCGGTTGCCCCTGCTGGTAGTGGAAGATCTCGGGCGAGGACGGCGCCAGCAGTGCGCGGGCACCCGACGACGACAAGCTGGTGCGGTCAGCGTGGTAGACCTCATCAGGAATACCGCTGTATAGTCCGTCAGCGGTGGGGATTTCGGCGGTAGTTGTCATGCGGCAATCGCCTCTCGTAGCTCGTGAATCCGCTTGATGGTGTTCCGCAACCCGGCACCGTTGAGCGGGGTTATCAACGCAATGGAGAACGGGTATCCCGAAGCGGGGCAAGGCCTGGTCACGGTGTCGAAATGCCCCGTGATATTGCCTCCGCTGGAGCGCTTTACTCGGGCCCAGCACACGGGGCAGTAGTACCGATTCACTCGCCAGGCTCCAGATCCTCGACAACCGGATGGATGACCCGCGACGGGTCGAGGGTGAGCGCGAGTGTCGCTGTAATAGGGGAGAATTCGGCGTCGTCGATGGTGATCGCTACCTTGACGGCGATCTGGTCACGGGCCAGTTTCGCCGGTCGGTTCGCGCGCTGGCCAACGATGCGCAGGCCATCAACCGGCCTGAGTCCGTCCTCGCCAGCGAGTCCGTACCTGTATCTGGACGCTTCGAGAATCAGGAACCCGGTCGCGGTATGTGTTGTGCCCTCGGTCATTACGCATCCTCCTTGAGCACGGCGCTGGCTTTGTCCCGGCTGTCGCGATCGGTGAAGAACTCGACGAGCACGACCTCGGCGGTAGCGTCGGCGGTCCAGGCGCATCGCGGGTCTGTACCCGACTCCTTGACGGACTCGCGCCACGCCTTCTGATTGGCGACCAGGACGGCGATACCGCGATTGCCCAATCTCTCGAACAGGTCAGCGATTTGCAGGTCCAAGACGTTGTTGGCGACGTTGGGGGAGCACTTCTGCTCGGCCTTGTCGAACGCGGCCATGAGCTCGTCGAACGTCGGGTTGGGGTCAAAGGTGATGGTCATGCCGCACGCCCCTGGCTCTGCTGCGGCGCGGAAGTATAGGTGTCGGCGTATGACTTGAGTAGTGGCGCATGGCGTTTGCACCACACCTTCACTGAGCCCACGATGATTTGGGCCGACTGATCGAGGCTGTAGCCGCGCGCCGACAGTGCCCGGTATGAGTACCGGATGCCGTCGAAATTGGGCTGCGCGTCCAGCTCGTTGCACACGCGCCAGCCGCTCGTCGTCACGAAGTCATCGGTCACCGGGTCGGCGTGCGAGTCCGGGGAGGCCAGCAGCATCGCGGCGAGCACCGCGATAGCGGCTAGCACAACGGTGATCGCGTCGTAGCTGCTCAGCCGGGGTCGGCGGCGCCCGTGCGACCGCCTGCGGATATGTTGGGGCATGCCAAGTCCTCTCAGTAGGATTGGTTGGTAGGGGACGCTGGCGGTTTCTGTTTGGCGACGGGACCGCCAGCGTCTTTACTTATTCAGTTGTGGGACTTGCGATTACTTGGAGATTCGGCCCAAGCGTGCGGTGATGAGTTCCATCCCTCGCGGCAGAATGCGCAAGGTGTAGTGGGCACAGCTGCCCCATGAGTGCGCGACGACGTGCTCGTGCGCTTGGAAGTAGTGCGTGAACTGCGCGTAGTGGTCGTACTGCACCGCGCCGCACGGAGCGTGTTTGGCGAAGATCAGCCGCTCATCCAGGAGCCACTGGCGAAACTCGCGCTCGCGCATGCCGAGCAGCTTGGCGGCTTCCCGGATCAACCGGGACCCACCCTGTGCAGTGAGGTATGTATCTGCAAGGTCGGCCTTGGGCTCCAGCTCGGCGATTCGAGCATCCTTGGCCTCGATCATCCGCTGGGCTTCGAGCACGGCGGCGGCGAGTAGGTCGGTGCCCGTGAGCGCGGGCGCGGCCGTGGCGGTCTCGGCCTCACGGGTCTTGATGACGAAGTATGTCTGCGCGGCTGCGATTTCAGGCTTGCGTGGATCGCCATTGAGTGCGACGAGATAGCAGGCGTACCGGGAGAGGTGGTAGTCAGCCTGTGCCGGTCCTCGGCTCCCAGAAACTTTCCCGGAGGCGGGAAAGTTTTGCGCTGCGTCGTACCCAGCATTGCGGGCGGCAAGCTTGGCACGGCTGATGGCGTCGGCGAACCGCTCCCACTTCTCGTATCCGAGCAGCGGCATGAGATCACGTGCCGACCAGTACTCGCGGCCCTCGTCAGTCAGGTGACGGATCGCGTCGAACGGGGAAACGATCACTGGCGCGCTCACGAGGCCACCGCCTTGGACTGATTGCACCAGGCACGCAAGGACTCTCGGGACACCGCAACGCCGGTCATGTCGTGGATTTCGTTGGCGATGCCCTGCCAGGACTTGCCCTGTGCCCGGCGTGCGCCGACGAGTTCGGGGAGTCTTCGACCACCGAGCCGAGCCTCGATCAGCAGAAGTTTTGCGCTCATGCCGAAATAATTACATGCATGAAATTTGATTGCAAGCAT